CTATTTGCGGCTCTATAGGTAATTCTGTATCTATTTGGTCTATATTCAAATCTACCCTACCATATTGATTCAGGTCCAATGCCCCTACTCTAAATGTAAATCCTAAATGCCCACTAACTTTTGCCATTTATTTCCTCCTTAAAATCCTTTTTGTTTATTATCATTCTTCTAACTTTGAAATAGATAAGTTCCACATATCTACTAATGTAGTAAAATCATTAGATTTGTCTACATCTCCTCTATTCCATTTAGTTGCCTCTTCAAAATAAGCTTTTGCGTCTTTACTCCCTAAATACCAAACGTTTTTTAGGTTTTTATAAGCCTTCTGACCATTTGATTTTTTTATATTTTTACCAAACTCTAAACTTATAAAAGCATATTTGTCGGGATTCTGGTGGGTACTAGTGTTTGCTACTGAAACATCATAGTTTGATTTGGGAGCCACCGTTCTTCTTTTAGTCTTTACTTCAACTTTCTCATTATTTAACACTACGTCATAATCTTTTCCTCCAACAATTGAGGCACCTGTATAAGCACAGAAAGCTTCTTCTCCTAAAAACCCGGCTAAGTTTCCTGTTCCTTTTGTTATAGAATTTTTTATAGCCCCCATTTGGGTAGCTCGAACCTTAGCTCTATCTATCATTTCTTGTGTGTGAGGTATTATTATCATTTACTATTCTTATGGTCATCTAATAAATTATCAATGTCAGGTCTATTATCCCAAAAACTTTCTTTATAGCTTTCATATTGGGCAGTATAATCATCATAATCAGCTTTTGATATTTTGTTATCTAGTATAACCGCTCCAAATGAATAACCCTGTAGATACGCACCACAATTAAAAGTCCCTTTGTCATGCTCCTTTTGTCCTATTTCCATCCATTCTATTGAAAGGGGGTCCCTTAAGTCGTCCCATTCATTTGAATCTAAGTGTTTTTCTTTTACTACTATTGCATGTTGAAACCCTCGTATAAAATCTTTAATTACTTTTTCTCCTAAAAGCATCTCATGTTCACTATTGTAATAAAGGTCCTCAAAAGTCATATGATATTCATTTGGAGTTTCATCACTAGGATTCATTGTTATTTTCCTTGTCATTAAAATGCAACAGTAACATTGCATAGTGTATTATTTTTAATATATCTTTTCTAGGTGTGCCCTTTTTATCATATCTTGAAGCATATTTTAGTATATTACTTCGACAAAAAGCTTTAGCATCACCACAGGCTTCTATAAAGTCTAGGGTCTGCACTTCACCCTCACTATAATGCTGGTCATATGTGTTGTTCACATAGGTACTAATTTCTTCAATTATTTTGTCTTCGTTATATTTGCCCATTGTTATTATATTCTATCAGTTTTTTAGTCCCAGTCAATATATTGTCCCAGTTTAGTAAAGTGATATATCTCTTCTAATTCTTTTCTGGAACGAAAGGGCATAATGGTCTCAAGGTTCCAAAAAGTTGTTTTATATCCTTTTTTTCTAAGGTTTGGGTCTCCTATACCATCATCCCACTGAAAAGTGTTTAAATTGTCTACAGATGCAACTCCCAATACTTTTACATATGTTGGGGACACAATAGCAATTATTTCGGGAATCTTTGATTTTTTAAAAATAACCGGAAAATTTGGAGGTGTAACTCCTTTTACTCCTATCTCCATGCCTAATGACTTTAAATCTGGATGGCTGTGCTCAGATGTATCACTAATAGTATCATCAGTGTACGTTTCTTGGATAATTTGTTCCACCGCTAATTCAGCTTTTTTTCCAGTGCCTGTTCTTTTCTTAATATTCTTACCATCGTCTTGATATTGCTTTTCGTTAGGCTTTCGTTGTTCCATGCCCCGAGAAAAAGTATCAGCTCGTAATATAGCAAGTTCATCTAAAGGAACAACAACTCCAGATGTTCCCGTTTTTATCTCATATTTTTCAAGTTCTTCTTTTAATATATATTTAGGCATTATTTAACTCCAGTCAATATAGTCTTCTAGTGTAGTTGGTCCTAAATCTTTCTTTACTGCCCATGACCCTTTACACACTTCCATATCTACTTGTAAGGGTATGTCTAAACTATTAGTTTGTAATATATCTCTTATCGCATATGGTACATCTTCAAGTTCTGAATCATGGATTTCACATATAATCTCATCATGAACTTGTAGAAGAATATTACTTTTCTTGTCATCAAGATATTGGTCTACTTCTAACATACGTTCACTCAACATGTCTGCACTAGTACCTTGTACTAAGTAATTTACCCCCTTATACGCTAAGTCTGGGTTTATTCTATATTTTCTGCCATACCTATTCTTTATCCAACCCCTAACAGAAACTGTTTTTACAACAGCATCAAAAAAATCCTTAGACCCCTCCATACCAGCAAAGTATTGTTTCTTATATTGACCAGCTTCTCTAGGTGTTGTGCTTAATTGTTGGGACAGCTTTTTATTACCAATACCGTAAATTGTTCCAAAGGTAATTGCTTTAGCCGCCTGTCTATACTCTTTGAATTTGTCTGACGATTCTTCAACCTTGAAAGCTAACTTAGCAGCCTCACTATGAAAATCAACATCATCTTTATTCAATATCTCATCAATAGTCTTATTTCTAAAGTACGACATAAACACACGAACTTCCATTTGGCTGTAATCAAACCCCACTAATGAGTATCCTTTTCTAGGAACAAACAATCTTCTAATAGCTATTTGATTATCATCTGTATCTGTGTAGGATTCATCACCTACAAAAGACCAAGTTCTCAAAACATCGTCAGATAGGTCTTCATTCATAGATAATCCTTTAGCTCCAACTGTTGCAGCAATCTTAGCTTTGATTTCCTGTTTCTCGTAGTCAGATAAATCCCTCTCTAAAAGCTTGAAATGATTCCTAGGTATGTTTTGTAGATTTGGACCCCTGCTAGATAGTCTGCCTGTCGCTGTTCCCCAATTACAAAAAGATGTGTGCATAGTACTAGTATCCACATAAGGCTCTATGTAGGTAGATGTTAGCTTCTCAAGCGTCCTATATTGCCGTATAAGCCCTGCTAAACGGTGGTTTATGTTCACTAGGGCAGCCTCACTCCATGAGTCCTGACCTTTGGGGGTTTTTACCGGAGATTCTATCCCTAACTCTGAAAATATTCCCCCTATTTGCATCGGACTTGAAACATTAAATTCCTTGCCCGCTAATTTATATATTTCTTGTTTCACTTCCTCTAATCTAGATAAGATTTTATCTTTGGTATTATTAGCATATTCTGTATCAATAGTAATACCTCTACGTTCCATCTTATATAATACCTTAGTAAGAGCACACTGCATTTCAAATACTTTACGTTGCTTTGTTTTGATTACTTGTTTAAGGTAATCTACATACAATCGAGCAGTTAGGATAACGTCTTTCTTACAATATTCCCCCAATACTGTTGGAGGAGCCATAGAAAAATCTTTATTCCATTTATTAGACCTGAGAAGTTTCTTTGTGTCTATATCATACTGAACAGCACTCTCACCGTATCTTCGTTTGCCTGTAGGGGTCAACCCAAGGTCTTTTATATCAGAGTGCTCCATCAATCTAACTAAGACTATAACGTCTATTAGCTTCTTGCTTATAACATCTAAGCCATCTCTCGCTAAAAAATGTAAGTCAAACTTTATATTGTACCCTATATAGGACTCAACCTTAGAATTTAGTAACTCTATAAGTTGTATTAGTTTTTCGGGGGTAAGATTTTCACCTTGATGGTGTCTAAAAGGATAGTATTGAGCCAAGCCATAGTGAGTTGGTTGACCTACCCCAATACCACATATTTGATTGTTTTTGTATGGTTCTAATCCATTTGTTTCTACATCAATGACTAAAGTCGGGTCTACCTCTAAAACCGACTTTAGTTCATCAATGTCTGACTGAAAGGAGTCATTGGTAACTACGGACATAATGTTACATGCCCTTCTTAGAATAAGTTGTCGTCTTCAGATTCTTCACTAGCAAATCCACCTTCAGGTACACTAAATGTACCGTATCTCTCAAAGAAATAATCTTTGATTAGTGGTAAACTTTCAACTTCAGCCATTTTCTCCTCCGGAATCTTTTCAGATTTTGGAGTTGCTGTAATTGAGTATGAAGTATCGTACAT